AGTCGGGTGACAAGAAGAAGGAGCCGGCATGAGGGCGAACCGACAGCCGGGCACACCGGTGAACCCGATCACGCCGAAGAAGCGCTGCGCCGTCTACACGCGCAAGTCCACCGACGAAGGGCTCGATCAGGAATACAACAGCCTCGAGGCGCAGCGTGATGCCGGTTTGGCCTACATCGCAAGCCAGCGCCACGAGGGGTGGATCGCCGTCAACGATGGCTACGACGACGGTGGCTACTCGGGCGGCAACGTGGACCGCCCGGCACTCAAGCGCCTGCTGGCGGACATCGAGGCCGGGCGGGTCGACATCATCGTCGTCTACAAGATCGACCGCCTGACGCGCAGCCTGCCCGACTTCGCCAAGCTGGTCGAGGTGTTCGACCGCAACGGTGTGTCCTTCGTCTCGGTCACGCAGCAGTTCAACACGACGACATCGATGGGCCGGCTCACGCTGAACATCCTGCTGTCGTTCGCCCAGTTCGAACGCGAGGTCACCGGTGAGCGCATCCGCGACAAGATCGCGGCCAGCAAGGCCAAGGGCATGTGGATGGGCGGGATGCCGCCGCTGGGCTACGACGTCGTCGAGCGCAAGTTGATCGTCAACGAACGAGAGGCCGCCTTGGTGCGCGACATCTTCCGGCGCTATGCCGAACATGGCTCGGCCGCGCGCTTGGTACGCGAGATGGCCGTCGAGGGACATACCACCAAGGCCTGGGTGACGCAGGATGGCCGACAGCGGACCGGCCGGCCCATCGATCAGCAGTACATCTTCGCCATGCTGCGCAACCGCATCTACCTGGGCGAGATCCGCAACAGGGGCACGTGGTTCACCGCCCAGCACGAGGCCATCGTGCCGCAGGATCTGTGGGACGCCGCACACGCCTTCGTCGAGCGCCGCAAGCAGGCGCCGCGTGAGCACCGCGCCAAGCATCCAGCGCTCCTGGCCGGGCTGCTGTTCGCGCCCGATGGCCAGCGCATGCTGCACACCTTCGTCAAGAAGAAGAACGGGCGGACGTACCGCTACTACGTCCCCTACCTGCACAAGCGTCGCAACGCCGGCGCCACCCTGTCACCGGGCGCGCCCGATGTCGGCCACCTGCCGGCCGCCGAGATCGAGAACGCAGTGCTGTCCCAGATCCACGAGGCGCTGTCTGCGCCGGAGGTGCTGATCGGCACATGGCGTGCGTGCCAGCGCCATCCGGCAGGCGCAGCGCTCGACGAAGCGCAGGTGGTCGTGGCGATGCAGCGCATCGGCGCCGTGTGGGAGCAGTTGTTCCCGGCCGAGCAGCAGCGGCTGACCCGCCTGCTGATCGAGCGCGTGCAGATGCACGAGCAAGGCATCGACATCCACTGGCGAGACGATGGGTGGATTGGACTCGGCCCGGACATCGCCGAGCACCCCCTCGTCGAGGAGGCCGGCGACATGCAGGAGGAGGCCCTGGCATGACCGAAGAGAACAACGCACCTGCCGGCAATCCGCGCCTTCTCACCGTACGCATCGAGGTCGGCACAGACACACGCAGCTACGTCAGCGGCCAGCAGCGCGTGACCCTGGTCCCGCTGACGATCAAGCGTCGGCAGAACCGTAAGCTGCTCATCCCTCCGACAGCCGGGGAAGCCGCGCGGGCATCGGGCGGGCTCGACGTCCCGATGATCAAGACCTTGGGCAAGGCCTTCTATTGGAAGCGCCTGCTCGACGAGGGTCGCTACCCGACCGCCACCGATCTCGCGCGGGTGCTGAAGCTCGAGCCTGGCTGGGTGGCGGAAGTCCTCCGGCTCACCATGCTGGCGCCCGACATCATCGAGGCCATCCTCGATGGTCGACAGCCCCGGCACCTGAACTTGCAGGTGCTGCGCGGCCGCCACGAACTGCTCCCGCGCGACTGGTCCGAGCAGCGCAAGGCGCTCGGGTTCGGCAGCACCACTGCCTGAGATCGGCAGACACCCAAAACGACGGCGAGCCCTGCGCTCGCCGTCTTCGTTTCCGGCGTCGCATCGATTGGCGAACCAGTAGTTCCGGCGTGGTTCGCCATTGCGTCCCTCCTAAGTTCGCCACCCGAAGCCTGCAATGACACCTGTTCCTCAACAGCGTCATAGGAGGCTTCCATGCCGACAACGGCAAGCACCATTCCCCGGTCGCCCCACCAGGCGATCAACAGCCTGTCCCCCAGTGACCGTCGCGTACTGACGGAGATCGAGCTCGCGCAGCGCTGGGGCGTCAGCCCCAAGACCCTGCAGCGCTGGCGCAGTGAAGGCCGCGGGCCTCGCTACCTGAAGTTGTCTAAGCGCGTCAGCTATCCGCTCGACGCCGTCGTCGACTTCGAGCGCTACGCGCTGCACGACTCGACGTCCGAGCGCGCTGTGCGCTGAAGGGGGCAACGATGAGCGATCTCACCATCTACCCCGCCCAGCTCACCGAGATGTCGGTGGCGCAACTGGAGGCGCTGCCTCCGGCCCAACTGGCCGAGGTCCAGCGCCACTTGGAGCAGTTGCAGGACTGGACCAAGCAGGCCAAGGCCAAGCTGGACGCCGCGCTGGTCCGCCGCTTCGGCGAACTGGAGCGCGCAGCCCGCGCCGATTCGGGCAAGGACTTCGGCACCGTCCATTTCAGCGACGGCCCGATGCGCGTCACGGCCGACCAGCCCAAGCGCGTGTCCTGGGATCAGCCGCAGCTGGCGGCCATCGCCCAGCGCATCGCCGCCTCCGGCGAACGGGTCGAGGACTACCTCGATGTCGAGTTCAGCGTGCCCGAGTCGCGCTTCAACAACTGGCCCACCGCGCTGCGCTCGCAGTTCGAGGCCGCCCGCACCGTCAAGCCCGGCAAGCCGTCTTTCCGGCTGACCTTTACCGAGGAGGCGTGACCATGTCCGCGATCATCCCCTTCCAGTTCGAGACGCACGCTGTGCGCGTGCAGGTCGATGACAGCGGCCAGCCGTGGTTCAACGCCAGCGACGTCTGCGAGGCGCTGGAGCTGGGCAACCCGTCCCAGGCGCTGAAGTCCCACGTCGATGCCGATGACCTCCAGAAACTGGAGATCACCGATGCACTCGGCCGCCCGCAGCGCGCCAACCACGTCAACGAGTCCGGGCTCTACGCCCTCATCCTGGGCAGTACCAAGGACGCTGCCAAGCGCTTCAAGCGCTGGGTCACCGGCGAAGTGCTGCCCGCGATCCGCAAGACCGGCACCTTCGCCGTGCCTGGCATTCAGCCGGTGCTGTCCGCGCCGACTCAAGACCGTGTCTCGTCGATCCTGTTGATCGGCGAAGCCGTCGCCAGGGTGCCGGGCGTCAAGGCCGGCATTGCGATGGCGGCGACGCTCACCTGCATTCACGAGAACACCGGCCTCGTCATCGAGACGTTGCGCCGGGCGCTGCCGGCGGCCAACGCACCAATCTGCGCGCTCAACGCCACCCAGCTCGGCAAGCAACTTGGCATCACGGCCCGGGCCACCAACCAGCGCCTCGCGGCTCGCGGCTTGCAGCTGCGCAACGAGCGCGACGAGTGGGAGCTGACCGAGGCCGGTGAGGCTTGGGCCGAGGCCATGCCGTTCTCCCGCAACGGTCACAGCGGCTACCAGATCCTCTGGAATCCCGCCGTTGCCGAGCAGCTGAAGGAGGTGGCGTGATGGCGCTCCCGATCATCACCGCCGACCAGCGGCTGCGCGAGAAGAAGGGCGTCAAGCTGGTGCTGCTGGGCAAGAGCGGCATCGGCAAGACCACCCAGCTCAAGACACTGCCCGAGGCCTCGACGCTGTTCGTGGACCTGGAGGCCGGCGACCTCGCGGTCAAAGACTGGCGTGGCGACTGCGTGCGCCCGACCACCTGGCCCGAGTTCCGGGATCTGGTGGTGTTCCTGGCCGGCCCCAATCCGGCCTTGCCGCCCGAAGCGCCGTTCTCGGATGCGCACTACCGGCACGTGTGCGAGCGCTACGGCGACCCGGCGCAGCTGGCCAAGTACGACTGCTACTTCGTCGACAGCATCACCGTGCTCGCGCGGCTGGCGCTGATCTGGTCGAAGGCCCAGCCGCAGGCGATCTCAGAGCGTACCGGCAAGCCCGACACGCGCGGCGCCTATGGCCTGCTGGGCACCGAGATGCTGGGCGCGCTGATGCATCTGCAGCACGCGCGCGGCAAGCACGTGGTGTTCGTGGCCATCCTCGACGAGCGCATCGACGACTTCAACCGCAAGGTGTTCGTGCCGCAGATCGAGGGCGCCAAGACCGCCGCCGAGCTGCCCGGCATCGTCGACGAGGTCGTGACGCTGGCCGAGATCAAGGCCGAGGACGGCAATCCGTACCGCGCCTTCGTCACCCACACCCTGAATCCCTACGGCTACCCGGCCAAGGACCGCTCCGGCCAGCTCGACCTGCTGGAGCCGCCCGACCTGCGCGCGCTGATCCAGAAGTGCGCCGCCGCCACCCAACCCCAGACATCCAAGGAGTAAGCCATGTCCGCATGGAACGATTTCAACGACGCCGAACAGCAGCAGCACTTCGACCTGATCCCCAAGGGCACGGTTGCCAAGGTGCGCATGACGATCAAGCCCGGTGGCCACGACGACGCGGCCCAGGGCTGGACCGGCGGTTACGCCACGCAGAGCTTCGACACCGGCTCGGTCTACCTGGCCTGCGAGTTCGTGGTGCTGGAGGGCGAATTCGCACGCCGCAAGCTCTGGTCCAACGTCGGCCTGCACAGCCCGAAGGGCCCGGCCTGGGGAAACATGGGGCGGACTTTCCTCCGCGCGGCGCTGAACAGCGCCCGCAACGTCCGTCCGCAGGACAACTCGCCGCAGGCCGCCGCTGCTCGCCGTATCCAGGGCTTCCATGAACTCGACGGCCTGGAGTTCGTCGCGCGCATCGACGTCGAGAAGGACGGTCGCGGCGACCTGCGCAACGTCGTGAAGATGGCCGTCGAGCCTGACCAGACCGACTACCTGCAGGCCGCCGGTGCCACCCCGAGCGCCGCGGTCGCCCCTCCGCAGCCGCGTGTGGCCGCGCCGGCTCCGCAGGCGGCACGTCCCACGGTCCCCGGCAAGCCGGCCTGGGCTCAGTAAGGGGGGCGCGTGAAATGCTGGGTCTGCAAACGCCAGGCCCGGGGATTCGGCCACACCGACAACCGACACGGTGTTGGCGATCCCCGGCGCTACCCCATCGACTGGGTGTTCTGCTCGCGCCGTTGCCAGGAAGCGTTCCATGCGCTGTACGGCAACTGGCTGCGCGTCCGGGAAGGGCGCACCGACATCAAGGGGGTCGCCATGATCGATCCGTCTGATGCCGAACTGGCCGCGATGAAGAAGTGCCTCAAGGCCTTCGGCGAGGCGGCAGGCGAGATCGGGTTCACCAAGCCGCTGGGCGACTACGCCGAGGCCGAGGCGATGCAGGTGATCGACGCCATCGTCACCTGCTACACGGAGGCGATGGTCGAGCATCACGAGACGACCAAGTTCCCGCCGGTGCGGGGCATGGCGCCGACGGCCGACCCGATGGCGAGTCCCTTCGCCGACATGGAGGACGACCTGCCCTGGCTCGACCGGGAAGGAGGGAAGTCATGATCGACTTCAACTCCACGGCCAGCATCTCGGGCCAGGTCACGGCGCTGCTGGACGCTGCCATGCAAC